TACCCCTTTGTTGTTACCCGTCTGTCTGAGGACAGCAAGCGGATGTACGAGGTGCAAACCTTTACGGACGTTCTGAAGGGTCCGCAGGATCAGGTGAAGGCTGAACGTGACAGCCGTATTGACCGTAATAGCCTAGCTACCCTCCCTCCCATCATGCACCAGCCGGGCAATCCCCCGACTGATTGGGGTCCGGGACGTTTCATTCCTGTCCGTCGTGCGGGTGAGATTAGCTTTGGTCCTACTCCTCCCTACAATCCGGGCTCCATTGAGATGGAGAAGACGATGATTGAGGCGGCTGACAACATTGTTGGGCTGAGTGCTACCAATCCAATTAGTCAGATTCGCCAGCAATTCCTTGTTAATAAGTTCCTCAACCATGCTCAGGAGGTTCTTAAGGCTTGCTTCAAGTCCTATCAGAGATTTGGCCCTGATCAGGTGTTCTTCCGTGTCACGGGAGTGGCTGATCCCATGCGGTTTGACAAGGGTAACCCCGATGAGGATTTTGACATCAAGATTAGCTTTGATGTGTTGAACAACGATCCCGAGACGGTGGAGAGTCGTCTGGGCCAGTTTGTAAGTTTGTTGCAGTTGGATAAGAATGGTCGTATCAATGTGGATGCGCTGCTTGAAATGAGCGCGACTCAGATTGATCCCATCATGGCTGACGCCTTCCTGCAACCGGCTGAACAAGCTCAACAGCAGGTGGTCAAGCTGGTCACGGAAGACTTGTCTAAGATTTACGCTGGCATTGAAGTGGGGGCTCGTCCCAACGGGGCGCAGATTGCCTTGGAGGTTGTCCGTCAGTACGTCACCCAGCCTGATGTTATGGCCCGCCTCCAGCAGGATGAGGCTTTTCGCACCCGTCTGGATAAGTATACGGCTCAATACCAATTTGCCTTGACCCAACAGCAGAACGCTGAGATTGGTCGTTTGGGTACAACCCCCGCCCAGATGGGTGGAGTAGAAACCCAAACCCTCAATCAATGAACCTATTCGGAACCAAGAAGCATCCCCTAGAAGAGCAGGTAAAGTTTCTGGGGGAACGGGAGCAGTTTCTTGATTTCCTTGACTGGGTGCAGGCTGGGAGGGATTTAGCCCTATCCAGCCTTGCCCGTGCGCCTGAAGGTCGTCTCCGCGAGATTAGCGGGAAGATTCAGGTGTATGATGAGATTCTTACGTTGTGTAACTATCAAGACCTTTTGATTAAAAGGGGTATACGTAAGATGCACGGACTGCCGAGCTAACTTCTGGATGCCTTACAATACGGGCTTCGCAATGCCCGTGGCGTAAAGACGGCATCCATAATGTCAAACGAAGTCCAAGCGGCTAACGCAGGAGCCGACCAAAAACCTGTGGCGAAAAACATATCAAGTAGCGAGCTAATCGCTATGCGGTATAAGGCTTTTACGGAGGCTAATAAGGCGCAAAAACCGCCTGAAGAGCCGAAGGAAGAGGCCAAAGAGGTAGTTCCCAGCGAGCCTGAGGAACCGAAGGAGGAGGTGAAGCAAGAAGAGCCATCACCAACTTCAGAGGAACCAAAGCCCGTGGAGGAACATAAGGTTCTTTCAAAGGATTACGATTTGGAATCCATGAGTGAAGCGGAGCTTAAGGAGCTATCCCAGAAGCTCGGCAGCAAGGCTGTGGCCCGATTTGGGGAACTCACTGCCAAACGAAAAGCTGCGGAGGAACAACTGGAGGCTCTGAAAGCAGAGATTGCCAAGCGCGAGGAATCCTCATTCGAGGCTAAGGTGAAAGACAATCCTTACGCCAACATCACCACTAAGGAAGACCTTGATGCTAAATATCAAGAGCTTACGGAGGTGATGGAATGGGCAGAGGAGCGGCTCGACAGGGCCGAAGACCTCGGTGCCGAAGACGTTGTGACGAACGAAAACGGCAGGGAGTACACCAAGCGTGAACTCAGGGAAGTTGTTAAACGCGCCCGAAAGGCTAGAGACGTCTACATTCCCGATCAGGGAAAGCAGATTCAACTGGCTAAGAATCGGACGGAGATGAAGCAAGTCCTGAGTGAGAAGGCCAAAACGGAACTTCCTTGGCTACAGGGAGAAGACAATGATGTCCGCAAGCAGTATGAAGTGTTGGTGAGCGACAGTAAGTTCAAGGCGGTGGAGAAGCTTCTCCCCGATCTTGCGCCCCAACTACCCTACCTGCTTGCCCATGCGGCTAACAGCCTGTATGGCCGTCGTAGCGTTGAGGCAAAGCCAACGTCCCGACTATCTCCCCCGTCTCCTGTGGTAAGCCAAGGCGCAGAATCCTCCAAGCCCGAGACCCGTCAGTCAAAGGCCCTGAATGACCTTTCCACCCGCTTTAACAAGAGTGGGAGTTACAAGGACTTCAAAGCAATCCGTGCTCTTCAACATTCTAAATCTTAATTATCATGGCTTTTTCAAACACCTATAGCAAAACCAATGGCACGAATGCTTCGGCCATTTCCAACCGTGAGGACCTCACGGACGTTCTGACGATCCTCGCTCCTGAGGAGACTCCGGTTCTTTCTCTTGCCAGCAAGAGCAAGGCCACCGCCACCTTCAATGAGTGGACGGTTGACTCCCTTGGAACCCCGTCTACCACGGGTATTCAGGAAGGCGCGGACATCTCCACCTACTCGGATAAGTTCGCCACCCGTGCGCGTCTGGGCAACTACATCCAGTTGTTCCGTCGTGACTACATGGTCAGCCAGCTTCAACAGGCGGTTGACTCGGTTGGACCGGCGAAGCTCGCTGAGGCTGAGGCCAAGTCCATCCGCGAACTGAAGCGTGACGTTGAGAAGACCATCTGCTCGGACAATGATCGTTCCGCTGAGGATGGTTCGTCTGTTCGTTACCAGATGCGCGGTCTGGGTCTGTGGCTGTCGAACACTCCGGGTGCGGATGTTCCGTCTGCCTATCGTACCCCCACGGCTTCCATCAATGGTAGCGGCACGACCCTGACGGAGACTGTGTTCAACAACCTCGTCGCCTCCATCTTTACCCAGACGGGTAATGTTGATGCGCTGACGCTGGTTGCCGGTACGGCTCTTCGCCGTGTTGTTTCGGGTTATGCCCGCAACGATGGCAACACCAGTGAGAACGTCTACCATGTCAATCAGATGGCTGATGACAAGCAGATCACGCTGGCGGTGAACACCTATGATTCGGACTTCGGTCTGATCTCGGTGGTCAACGGCAATCCGGTGTGTTTGCCCGACGCCAATCGTGGTTACATCATCAACCCCAACTACATCGGCGTGGCCGAGCTTCTGAGCGTGGGTTCGACCCGTGTTCCGAATGCGGGTGGTGGTGAGAAGGGCTTTGTGGATGCGGCTCTGACCCTTCAGGTCATGTCGCCTCTGGCCCACGGCAAGATCACGCATCTTACCTGATATTAGTTGACTTAACTCGAAAGCCCGTGTGTTACAATACGCACGGGCTTTTTTATGCACATCATTACGTCACTTCCCAAGTATTCGGATGGAGAGGTCCATCGTGCTTTGATGCGGGAGATTACTACGGGGATTGCGTTGAAACAGTCTTGGGAGAATGAGCGCGAGAAGATTTGCGCCAAGGAAACCCAGAAGATTAAGGACAATCAGAAGTTTGGGTTTAAGAGCTTGAGGTGTGTGGCGGTAACTCCCGCTTGGGAGTGGTTTAATATTAGGAAGAAGTATGGCCATGAGGCCATGCACGACAAGGGATTCATCAAGGACTATCAGAAGAGATTTCCTCATCTGGCTCCTAACAAACTCTAATGGGCAACGTCACCTACACCTCCATTTACAACCGAGTTAAGGCTTTGGCTGGCATCCCCAGCCCGGATGCCAATGCCCAGACCCAAATCACTGAGTACATCAATCGGCGTGCTCGGATGGCGTTTGAGGCTTCGGACTTCTGGCCTAGGTGGTTGGTTTTTGGGGAACTGCGTAACTACCAGTCCACTACGGTGAGCGCGGGTAACTTTGTTATTGGCTACACCTACACGATTTTAACCATAGGTTCTACTCCAACCAATTGGACAAGCATTGGAGCCTCCTCCGCTACGGTGGGAACCGTGTTTGTGGCCACTGGAGTTGGGACTGGAAACGGTACGGCTACTTGGAATAGCAACATCATCCCGTTTACTGAGGCTGGTAAGGATACGATTGATAAGTTTATTCGGGTCCACAAGGTTTACCA